CGCACTTCCCATGGACAAAGTCCAGTTTGGCACGGTGTATCCTTAGTCGGCTCCCGCTGCGAGGTCGCTCGCAGGAACCGACGACAGGGTCAACCGTGCCATTCCCCAAAACAAATCACCTACGAGAGGTGAATGTTCACCACGCTCTCCCAGCGTGGTCCACCACAATGCGACGCAATGTCGCTTGTAGGCGGGATGTAATCCCAATAGGGAGTTACTCCCTGCTTCGTATGGTAACGCACATCGCTCTGCCTGAGCGTTATGCAGCTCCCACGAACGCTACCATGAAGAAACGCTAACAACAACCCTTCAGGGTTGAAGAAACGCCGCTTCACCTGTCTAGGTACTCGAATTTCACCGTCCTTGATGGTCAAGCGCTTAGGATTCGGGGCGCGACGGCGGTAGACAACCGCTTGATCGCGCTTCCGTGTCCGACAGCTTAGCCTGACCATCTCGAAAGGCACTCGAATACCAGCATCATGGTTCTCTGCTGGTGGTATGGGTAACCACTTTACAGAGGCCACAAGCCGCCCAATCGTCCTCTGCAGGAGAATTCCTGTTTTGGCCGACCAGACGTTCAGGGCGTTGATGGCAACGTAGCGAGATTCCTCGGTGTGAAGTCGTTTTATGTAAACGCCTCGCACATCGTGACCCTTAAAGAAGTCACGACCGCAGGATTCTCTGAAAGACCCTTCAACGAAGGACTTATCGCAGTTAACTTCGAACCCCAAGAGGTCAAGGAGCCTCATTACCCGACGGGTAACGAGCGTGTGACATATGATGTCATCTCCAAAGACCCCCCAATAGCCGTAGGACCATCGCAGGTCTTGTTGGCCGGGCTCAAAAGTTCTGTAAGGTCGGACGGGTTGACACCCAAACGACTTTATACAGGCGACTACGACGCAGGAGAACACAAGGGTTTCGAGAGGGAAGGTAAAACCATTCCCCATGGTACTAACCATGTGAAGCTCCAGTTGCTCGCCAGAAAGGTTCCCTTGAGGGGAACGGAGCAGCTTTAATAGGTCCATTATAGGACCAGGTAAAGCCCATTCTAGCATGGGTAAGCCCAATGAGTCGGAAGCATTGCTTAAGTCTAGCGTAGCTAGACGCTCAGTCACGCTGCCGAAACGAGCGGCCTCTTGGTTGATCTGAGATTGGGAAGTTATATCGAGTCCAAAGAAGGACACGAGTCTTTCCTCTAACAACCTGCCAAGTCCAAGCTGGTAAAACATTCCCAGCGAGGGCTCAATGGCAATCAACCGAGATGTTGTGTCATCTTTCGGAACGAAGCTGAACCTACTACCAGAAACTAACTCCGGGTCACCATAGAGGCTGGTGCGGTTGGATTCCGCAGTCGCCCACGTGGAACATCGGTCGTTAGCTATCGCGTTTCTATATGCGATTGACAACGACTGGTTAACACAAGTGAGGGGTGAGTCGAAAAACTTCGTATAGAAGTCCTCGCCTCGCGCCCCTACAGCCACACCAGGTCCACACCGTCCACGATCAAAGAGATCGTTTAGGTGAAAGACGAGGTTATGGCCCTCGGGATAGAAGAAACGGTAGAGCAAGTTCTTAAACTCACCCATCATCTCTTCATCGAGACTCGTATTGGGGTTATAGACCCAGGTTCTACACCGCTCATTTGAACGGAGGAACTTCGCGGCCGCAACAGTGTCTCCCTCGGGCGTTGTCCTTCCAGAAGCTTGAAGCTTCTTTTTAAAGAAGGATTTAACCAAAGAGATAGCTGCCACAGACTTCGGATCTAAGTCCGGCCCCCAACCTTCACCGGCTTTATAGCCGGGGGGAAGGTAGGCCTCCAGGTCCGTCATTAGGTCATTAAAGAGCAGATCTGACATTGCCATGGTCAACTCCTTAACACAGCCACAACGCTAAGTCACTAGTCCGAGAAGAGTCCTCCGAAGAGGATCTTCTGGGTAACGGTCAGGGTTTTATCCCAAACCGTCGGCTCATCATCTAGGACGATGATGAGAGCCAAGGCGAGGATTGTCCACTTTAACATGGACACTCCGATCCTACGCTTTCTTCTCAAAGGAAAACCTAGCCTAAGGCTAGATCACCCCGGAGATGATTGCGTCGCCCAGCTCATTGCTCTGCTCCCAGAGGGCGCCAATGAGTAGTGACAAAGCAGCCCGGACACTCTCGGGATCAGCGACATCGGCACCTGCCGGGACGCTGATTTCCAACCGGCCAAGCATTATCTGCTTGGGTTGGCCCGATAGGACGTCAACACCCTTGCGGATGCTGGCGACCCATGTGTTCTTCGGGACTGAAGGTAGCTGCCCATTCGCTAACAAACTCGGGAGGGTCTTGAGGACCTTCGGACGAGTCACTAGCAAGGTGAATGGGTTTGAGGTGGAACTGACCTCGACACCCGTTTGGGTGCCCCCGAGCACTGTTACAGCTCGAGCCACACCGTTCACGTCAGGGGCCTGATCGGTCACTAACGTGTAGGTGGGGGATGTCAGGCCGGTTTGAGGAGCACCGGTAACCGGAGAAGCAGGACTCCAAGTCATTTGGATTTCCTCCGTCCTTTGGGGACATCTGCCAACATTGCGTCAGCATGAGAGAAGGCAAGCTGAACAGCCTGCCAAAGGTAGTGCACAAGAACCTCAGGGCTAGTCACACGAGCGCGTTCCCAGCGGACGCCTGTATTCCAGGCCAAGATCGTCGCTTCACAGCGGCGAGCACGGTCAAGGAGCAGAGCAGCCCGTTTCGGGAGCGCGGCATCATTGTGAACTTGCCAAAAGGAATGTGCAGCCCTCAACAGGGTGCTATCAGTTTGCCTCAGCCATGCTGCAATACGCTCGTTACCTAGTGGTAGGCGCCATTCGCGATCCCAGCAAGAGCCAGGGTCGCTCATAAACGTCGACACACAAGACCGGAGTTCATAACGCTCCAAATCTAAGGGAAAGAGCATATACGCATTGTCAACAGCCATCGTGGCTAGATCTTTGATCTTAGTCATGAGAGTCTCCATTTGGAACTTAATTGCCGTAGGACCATTTACGATCTCCATTACGTGCCGTGATCAGGGCGGCTATATTTAGCCACTTTAGACTCCCCAGATCGGGGACCTCGAGTTGGAAGTCAGGGACGTATGTCCCAGTATACTTCGCTCGTAGGACACGGCGCTTGGTGAAGACACTTTTCGCAGGCGCAATGGAACAGCTTTTCGCGGCAGAGGTCGCTTCGTTAACCAACGCCATGTCGGTGTAGGAAGACGACGTACGCTCAATCTCTCTAACGGAAGTGCGATTGCACCACGCTAGCCGAGTGAAGAGTTGCGACCAGCCGTTGATTATATCTCCAATGTTGGAGAAGTAATCAATCAAGAACGAGTAAGGGATTAACTCCCAGGCGGTAGGAAGGAAGGAGCTTGGCGAAAAGCCAAACAACTCCGGATCCATCGTCTGAGGGTTACGAGCCTCTACTCTCATGGCACCACGATAGATCACTTTACAGCGATCAACCGTAAGGGAGGTAGCACGCCATGCGGCAAGACTTACCGCATGACCGGCTACCACTACGATAGGATTGCCCACAGTCTCACCGTGCGCCGTTAGGCGTACAGTGTCAGACGACCGACCGCCATTGAACAGAGCGAGTGCTTTGCACCCGTTGTCAATGTCGTTCAGAAATGGACCCCAACCGTATTGAACCTCAAGCCATGAATCTGCTAGGGCCTCCGCTACCTTCTTTTTACGGAAGGCTAGCGGGTAGACGCGTGAACCACGAATGCGACGTGCAGTCGTGCCCCAGTTGTCTACTAGATCTCTAAGACCTTTTGCAGGATTCTTGATAGTTTGCAAAGTTTGACGCAGCTCGCCTAGGAAAACACCGCCTTGAAAGGCAGTGTTAACGTCGGCGATCCTGCGAACAAACTTGCCAAGCGCCTGAGCATCGGCTTTCGCTTCATCGATATTCGAGGGATCACCAGAGGGAGCTAACATATTTATGTTATGATTCCCTGTCACCACGGAGAGATAGATTAACGGGCTAGTGTCCGACGTTTTAGGTCGTTCAAAGCGCGCTAAGCCAGGTGTGTACCTGACAACTATCTCACTCCCGTCCATGCTTGTGGTAGCATCTTTGCCATCACGAAGCGCCTCCCGCCATCCGGGGATATTATCCCCGAAAGTAACAGTGTCAGTCCACTTTGTGACTGTATTCTGAGTACTACTTATTACCTCCCCGTTCATACGGGTGTGGGCAATTGTGTTGGAGGAAGAAGAGGAACCGGGACGAGTGCGTGTTGACATTTTAAGGTGACCTCGAGGTTTCGAATCAACGTAGGCTCACGTTGGCGTACAATCGCCAAAACGAGCTGGTGCGGACGTTTTGGGATACACATCCCGGGGCGTCCG